CTGCTCACGATATTAAGGAGGACATATGAACGAACGACTTAGAAAACTTGCTGAACAAGCAGGATTTCAATACATCAAGGAAGAAGGCATTGGGTGGGCTGGCAATTACAATGCTAGTTTACCAAAGTTTGCAGCGTTGATTGTGTGGGAGTGTATTAAGCAGCTAGAGACAGGTAAGAGATGCGACCCTTACACAGGAGATTTGTTTAGTGGTAGTCACAATGCCAACATTGACTTTCAAATTGCAGTGTTGAAAGATTATTTTGGAGGTAACACATGACTGACGAAGAGAGAGCGTTAGAGCTACAAGGGTTGGTTAAAGAGTTCTTTGAAAAATACCTTAACCGTGTAGAAGAGAGCGATAACGGAAAAGAGTTTAGTCCAGTCGTTGTTAGTTGCTGTAGGGTGATGATGACAAAACCACTAAACAATTTACTAACTAGAATGGCTGAGTTGTCAGGTACAGAATGGAAAACAAATTTTGAAAGTAAATAAATTAAGGAGTAAGTTATGGACAAGGTAGACATTGAAGCTAAAGGTATATTTAAAGTAGAGGTTGATTCAGATGTAGCGGATAACATCGCAGCACAGAGTTTAAAAATCTCACATCAGACTATGGTGGAGTATTTAGAAAATTACAAAATCCCTGACCACCGTTGGATAGCTATCTTTAGTACTGACGAAGAAGAGGATATAAAACAGTTAAAGAAGATGCGTGATGCCTTAGCTCTTGTTATCAACCATTGGTATGGTGGTAAGGTTGACGAGGTTGACGAGGCTGTAACAGGTGAGTGTGAGGTAAACTTACTGCGTGAGAATGAGGACGGTAGTGCAGATTATCAGTTCAACTTCCCGACAGAGGCGATGCAAGCCTTTACACGGCTGGGCATCATGACTGCTATCAAGGCAGGAATAGAAGAAGCTAAACACCTTAACCCAGAGGATGAAGAATGAGAACAAAAGCATATGACGCATGGCGAGAGAGTGAGAGTTATCAAGTACCGATGACCCCTGAAGGTGAAGAGTTAGCTAACAAACGGTGGCTTTCTTTTGAGAAAGGTTATTACGCTGGTATCCATGAAGCTATAGAGTACTTGAAGGGTGAAGTAGATGTCAACGAAGATAACAAGTGATGGTGCTGCGTGTGTTGACCAGAATTATTATTGGCAACCGTTGACAACAGCGCCACATGGTGTTAAAATACAGCTGCTCAGTAAGCATGGTGTTGCTGCCTACGGGACGTTATCACCCACTGCTATTGCTGAGGGATTTTGGATTAACTGGGCTCCATTGCCTAAGAGGATGAAAAATGATTGACGAGATAACCCTGTGGCATCAACGTGCCCGACCAGAGGTAACAGAGCGCTCTTTTAATGTTCAGCTAGGCTGTCACATTGAAGAGTTTATTGAGATGATGGACGCGTTAGGTATTAACTGGGACGAGCACGAGTACTTATCCTCTGCTATGGACATTTTGGACGAGTTCTCTGCCAAGTTAAAGAGTGGGGCGACAACTGCACCATCAGTGAACCGTAAAGAATTACTTGACTCATTGGCAGACCAAATTGTTACCGCAGTCGGTGTTGGTGTTTGCGCTGAGATGGACATACAGTCCGCTGTTCAGGAGGTTAACGCCAGCAACTGGTCTAAGTTTAACTACAGGGGTTTTCCTGAGTTTGACGAGAATGGTAAGGTGAAGAAGGGTTGGAAGTACCGTGAACCTGACTTGAAAGGGATGTACTGATGAAAGATATAGCAGAGACGTTGGCAGCACGAGGTAATCGCTACGGTGAGTATAAGGATGTGTCTGAGACAGCGCAGCTACTTAAGAACGTTGTACGTACTGCGCCTAGTTGGGTGTTAATGGAGGCGTACATGCAAGAGAGTTTGGATTTAATCTGTAACAAGATGGCACGTATCTCTTGTGGCGACCCGTTCTATGAGGATAACTGGCACGATGTGTGTGGTTATGCTAAGTTAGTGGAGATTGAGCTTGCAAAGGGAAAGTGATGGACTTAGTTCTCGACATAGAGACAGATAGTAAGAAGACCAAGATTTGGTTATGCTATACCCACAACAGCGACACAGATGAGTACGTATGTCACACAAAACCGGATACGCTTATACCCTTAATAAACAAAGCAGACAAACTGATAGGACACAACTTAATCGGCTTCGATGCGCCACTGTTGAACAAACTGTGGGGAACGAGGATTGGATTGAAGAAAGTGAGAGATACCTTGATAATGTCAAGGTTATTGAATCCCTCTATCGAAAACGGTCACAGTCTGGAGGCATGGGGCAAGAGGCTAGGGAATAACAAGGTTGAGTACACACGCATCTGGCACTGGTGGGCTAACAAACAGTTTGACAAAGGGAGTGTAGAGCCATATGACAGCCCGTGGGAACCGTTGAACGACTTCTACTGCCGACAAGACGTAGCTGTCACAGTTGAGTTGTACAAGTTCTTGACTGAACAGCTAGAGGGTTGGGGTGAAAGTGTCCAGCTTGAGCATGACGTAGCTGCTATTTTGAAAAGGCAAGAGGAACATGGGTTTAAATTCGATGAGCAAAAGGGTCAGAGCTTGTTGGCTATCTTATCAGGTGAAGTTGCTGATATTGAGAGCGAATTGCAGGCTACGTTTCCACCTATTGTCGAGGAACGAGTTAGTGAGAAAACTGGCAAGCCTCTTAAGACGAAGGTAACACCCTTTAATCCGGGTAGTAGACAGCAGATTGCAGAAAGGCTTATTGGCCTAGGCGCTGAGTTGTCTGAGAGGACACAGAAGGGTTCTATTATCATTAACGAGAAGGTGTTATCAGGGATTTACCTACCGGAGGCTAAACTAATCAACCGCTACCTACTGCTGCAAAAGCGTATCTCGCAGGTTAGTAGCTGGTTTGACGTGGTTAGGGAGGATGGTAGGGTACACGGTAGGGTGATAACAAACGGTGCGGTGACAGGGCGTATGACGCATATGTCGCCTAACATGGCTCAGGTTCCCAGTAGTGGGTCAGAGTATGGAAAAGAGTGCCGTGAGTTGTGGACAGTGGATGTTGGTAACAAGCTGGTCGGTGCAGATGCTAGTGGACTTGAGCTACGTATGTTAGCCCACTACATGCAGGACAAGGCGTACATCAACACTGTTGTTAACGGGAATAAGGATGACGGTACTGACATACATACGGTTAACATGAAAGCTGCTGGCTTGCAAACAAGAGACCAAGCCAAGACTTTTATTTATGCGTTGTTGTATGGGGCTGGGCCGGGTAAGATTGGTTCTATTATTGGTGGTTCGTCTAAGGAGGGACACCGAATCATGGAGACATTCTTTAGGAAAACACCAGCGTTAGAGAGGTTAAAAGAAAAGGTATCTGAGGCATCTACTAAGGGTTGGCTACGTGGGTTAGACGGTCGTCACATTATGGTACGGTCTGAACACGCCGCCTTAAACTCTTTGTTGCAAGGTGCAGGTGCAATTGTTATGAAAAAAGCGTTGGTTATATTGCACGAGAGGTTAAAGTGTGGTATAATAAGCGCTAAGTTCTGTGCAAATGTACATGACGAGTGGCAGATTGAAGTCCCAGAAGAGGATGCAGACAGGGTAGGGAAAATGGCGACACAAGCTATTGAGGATGCTGGGAAGCACTTTAATATGCGTTGTCCGTTAACAGGAGAATACAATGTAGGAAATACATGGAAGGATACTCATTGATTGATTTAACAGATATGGCTACTGTTCTAGAGGGCGCTGAAAGCGTCATCGTTATTACAGAGAATGAAGGCGAGGTTATCCTTAACTACAGCCATGATTTGAATCAAATGGAAGTGTTAGATTTACTAGCACTAGTTACATCACAGTTTTACGAGATTGCCGATGAAGGCGATACACCACTACACTAAGGAAATATTATGAATGACGCAGTAAAAATCAAAGCAGATGTTATGTGGGCTTTTTTGAACAAGCCTAACGAAATGAGTGGCAAGTACCAGATTGACTTGTGTAACCTATCAGACAAAGCAGTGACCGCATTGGAAGAGATGGGTATCGAGGTTAAGACTAAAGAGGACAAGGGCGCTTACATCACCTGCAAGTCTACACGACCTATTGCTGCTTACGATGAGGGCGGTACAATGCTAGAGGGTGACATCTTGGGTAATGGCTCAAAGGCAGTTGCCGCTATCAGCACCTACGAGTGGGCCTTTAAGGGCAAGAAGGGTGTTAGCCCCTCACTGAAGCGCATTGTTATCACCGACCTAGTGCCCTACACTGGTGGCGGTGCGGTTTCAGCCTTTGCAGAAGACGACCTGCTGTAATGATAGCTCTACTTGATGCAGATATTCTCTGTTATCGGGTAGGGTTTGCTACTGAAGAAGAGCATGAGAATACCGCTATCGAAACAATGGCGGTGTTCTTGGAAGATATGTTGATGTTTGACCTAGTGGACACCGATGACCATGAGTTGTTCCTAACAGGCAAAACAAACTTCCGACATGACGTTGCAGTAACAGCACCTTACAAAGGTAACAGGAAGGATGTTAAGAAACCTAAGCACCTACCTCTCCTACGGGAATACTTGCAGGTTTCGTGGAAAGCTAGTGTTAGTGAGGGTCAAGAGGCCGATGATGACATTGCAATCCGAGCTACACAGCTTGGTGAGGAAGGCATCATTGTTTCATTGGATAAAGATTTTCTACAGGTTCCGGGATGGCATTACAACTTTGTGAAGAAGACGAAGGTACACGTTACCCCAGAAGCAGGCTTGCGCTTCTTTTACAAGCAAATTCTTATGGGAGACGCAGCGGACAACATCAAGGGAATGCATCGTGTTGGTGCAGTTCGCTCGGAGAAGATGCTTGCGCCTTTCCAAACGGAGAAAGAGTTTTACCAGTGTTGTGTGGAGGGACTGGGAAAAGAACGTGTCTTAGAGAACGGCAGGCTACTGTGGTTACGCCGTGAAGAAGGTCAAATATGGGAGCCGCCAAATGAAGAAGTTTAAACTAGCGGGTTGTACATGGGAAGTGATTGAAACTGATATGCCTGACCTTGGCTGCACTAACCCTGATTCATTTAGAATTATGGTGAGCAACAAGTTAAGCAAGCAGGGAAAAGAGATAACCATATGGCACGAAGTTATTCACGCTATCCTGTTTACAATGGGAGAGCGAGACCATGATGAGCGATTTGTAGAGGCTATGGCCCAGTTGTTATACCAGTATGAGCAGCAGAAAGTATAACGATGGTGAGTGGACAGAGGCTAGGTTCAGGGCATTTATAATATCAGCGTTGCGAGCTTACATGAAGCGTTACCCTCCTAAGTGGAAGGCGCTCAAGGCAGCAGCAGTTGGTAGGTTAACAAACAAACGCTCAGGTCGATTGGCAGAGCATTATCAGTGTGCTAGTTGTGAAGATTTCTTTGTAGCTAGGGATGTACAGGTTGACCACATTGAGCCTGTCGTTAACCCAGCTAAAGGCTTTGAGGACTGGTGGACATACATGAATAGGCTCTACTGTGAAGCAGAGAACTTGCAGGTGTTATGTAAGCCATGCCACAAAGATAAGACAAACGAAGAGCGTAAAGAGAGGAAGAAGAAATGAATGTTAAACTAGTGTGGGCTACCCCCGATGCAGAGGAAAAGGTAGCGTACATGGCTCGTGTTAGCAACCCAGATAATCAGGATAACAAAGCGACAGCACCTAAGTTGTTACGTTACCTGATGAACAACAAGCATTGGTCGCCTTTCGAGATGGTCAACGTTTGTATGGAGATTGAATGTACACGAGACATTGCCCGACAGATTATTCGGCATCGTTCGTTTAGTTTTCAGGAGTTCAGCCAGCGGTATGCAGAGGCTTACAACATGGAGTATGGTGAGGTTAGGCTACAGGATGAGAAGAATCGACAGAATAGCCTACCTACTCAAGATAGGGAGTTGCAGCGTTGGTGGGATGAGCAACAGGCATTGATAGTCGCTCAGGCTCGGCGCTCTTATGGTGATGCGTTAAACAATGGTATAGCCAAAGAGGTTGCGCGTAAGCTACTACCTGAAGGGTTAACCATGAGCCGCATGTATATGAATGGTACGTTGCGTAGTTGGATGCACTACGTTGACATCCGTTGTGATGCAGCCACTCAGAAAGAGCATCGTGAAATAGCTGATAAGTGCAAGGCAATCTTGACTGAACAGTTCCCAAGTATTTATGGAGGTTAACATGGAAGACAAACACTTTTATCATTTTAAGCGGAGTACAGCAGCACCTAATGTGTCAACTAACTCAGAGTTGTTTTACGTATGTAGTGAGGATGCACGATGGGATGATGTTATGCGCCAGTTTGCAACATTCCTAGATTCGTGTGGTTATGTTGGTGTTTACGAGCGTATTGACATGATGTTAGAGGACTTCTGGGAAGGTAAATGACTGAAGAGCAACAGAAGTACATTGATGCTATAGTTGCTCAGGCGCGGGCGTTAGAGATGATGGCTGGTAATGAGTTTCATTATGGGCAATACATTGGTCTACTCCGCGCCGCTAACATAATTGAGAAAGGTTTGAATGAAGATTTTAGTAATCCCCGACTGTCAGGTGAAGCCCGGAGTGCCGACAGACCACCTAACTTGGGCGGGACAAGCCATCTGTGACTACCGGCCTGACGTTGTGGTTAACATAGGAGACTTCGCTGATATGCCTTCCCTATCGACACACGACAAGGCAGGTAGTAAATACTTTGAGGGTAAGAGGTATAAGGATGACGTAGCTGCTGTTCAGGTAGGGATGAAGAAGCTACTGAAACCCTTACGTGATTTACAAGCGACACAAAAAGCAACCAAGCATAAGGTGTACAAACCTCGCATGGTGTTAACAATGGGAAACCATGAGAACCGCATCAACCGAGCAGTGGCTAACACCCCGATGCTGGATGGAGTGATTTCGACTGATGACCTAAACTACAAAAAAGATTGGGAAGTACATGAATTTCTTAAACCTGTTTTTATCAATGGTGTTGGCTTCAACCACTACTGGCCTGTTGGTGCTATGGGGAGACCTGCGAGCTCTGCTGCTGTTATCGTTAATAAGCTGCACATGTCTTGTGTTGCAGGGCATCAACAAGGTAAGCAAGTTGCTTATGGCAAAAGGGCAGACGGAACCGCCATCTGTGGTATAATAGCCGGTAGCTACTACTTACACGATGAGGATTATATGGACAAGTTGAGTAACACACATTGGCGTGGGTTGGTTATGCTAAACGAAGTGCAAGACGGGGCTTTTGATGAGATGTTTCTCTCTATGAATTACTTACAGAAGAAATATGCTGACACTCCCTGACATTTGTGATAAACTAAAGCGTCTGGACGAGGTGACAATCTTGGAGCTGTTGGAGGTTAACAGTGAAGAGATTGTCGCTAAGTTTCAGGATAAGATTGAAGATATGGCTGACTACTTAGAGGATTTACTCGATGACAATTAAAATAAACTTGGAGCGTGATAAGCTGTTTGATGCGCTAGGGCTACAGCGACTCCGAGAGAGTTACATGAAGGATGATGAGGTTAGCCCTCAAGAGAGGTTTGCGTATGTATCGGAAGCGTTCGGAAGTAATCCTGACCATGCTCAACGACTGTATGAGTATAGTTCTAAGCATTGGCTCAGTTATAGCACTCCTATTCTTTCTTTTGGTCGTAGTAAGCGTGGACTTCCTATTAGCTGTTTTCTTAACTATATGGAGGATAGTGCCGAAGGTCTTGTGGATAACCTGTCTGAAACTAACTGGCTTAGTATGCTTGGTGGCGGTGTTGGGGTACACCTTGGGATTCGTAACAGCGATGATAAAAGCACTGGTGTAATGCCTCACTTGAAGATGTATGACGCATCTTCTTTGGCATACCGTCAGGGTCGTACTCGTCGTGGTTCTTACGCTGCCTTCTTGGATGTATCACACCCTGACATTATTCAGTTCTTGGAGATGCGTAAGCCAACAGGTGACCAAAACCTACGAACACTCAACTTAAACCACGGTATTAATATCAGTGACAAGTTTATGGAGGTGATTGAGCGTTGCATGAAAGACCCAGAGGCCAATGATGACTGGGAGCTGATTAACCCAGCTAACAACGAGGTGATTGAGGTGGTTAGCGCTAAGGCGTTGTGGCAGAAGATGCTGGACTTGAGGATGCAAACAGGTGAACCCTACTTTGTGTTTATTGATACAGCTAACCGAGCCATGCCTAGTTGGTTAAAGGATAAAGGGTTGCAGATAAACGGGTCTAACCTATGCACTGAAATCTTCCTACCAACCAGTGCAGACCGTACAGCAGTTTGTTGTTTGTCCAGCTTGAACTTGGAATACTACGATGAGTGGAAACATAATGAACAATTTATTCCTGACGTTATGGAAATGCTTGACAACGTTCTTGAGTACTTCCTCATTAATGCTCCTACTCATATTGTACGTGCTATCAGGTCTGCTGGCTCTGAGCGTTCTGTTGGCTTGGGTAGCTTAGGTTTCCATGCCTACCTACAAAAGAATAACATGGCTATAGATGGTGTTATGGCTAAGTTGACCAACCGTGATATTTTTAAACACATTAACAAGGAATGTTTACGTGCAGATGAAATTCTATTTGCTAGGAGAGGCCCTTGCCCGGATGCTGCTAGCTCTAAAGTCAATCGTCGTTTTAGTCATCATATGGCTATTGCTCCCAATGCTTCTTCCAGTCTTATTATGGGTAACACTTCGCCATCCATTGAGCCGTATCGAGCAAATGTTTTTCGGCAGGATACTCTAAGTGGAGCATTTGTTTATAAGAATAGATTCCTTAAAGCAAAACTTGCTGAGCTTGGTATGGATGACGATGACACTTGGGCTTCTATTATTGCCAACGATGGTAGCGTTCAGCATCTGGGGATTGCAGAGGATGTGAAGGAGGTGTTCAAGACAGCGATGGAGATTGACCAGCGATGGTTGGTTGAGCTTGCTGCTGACCGCCAAGAGTACATCGACCAAGGACAGAGTGTTAACCTATTCTTCCAGCCGGACACAACGATTGCCTACCTACACGCTGTTCACTTTATGGCGTGGAAGATGGGGTTGAAGAGTTTGTACTACCTACGTAGCGATAAGGTGCGTAAGGCAGACAAGGTTGGTGCTCAGGTTAAACGCCAGCGGATTGAAGAGACTATTGATATGACTGCTATCGCTAACGGGGACACATGTCTCGCTTGCGAAGGTTAAACTGGGTAAGGTGGTTAGAGATAATCACCTGCCTACACATTATTGCTAACACATGGAGACATTGGCTATGAAGAAACCAGCATTGACAGAAGAGAGAAACACGTTTAAGCCCTTTAAATACCCTTGGGCATATGACGCATGGCTACAACACGAACAAAGCCACTGGCTGCATTCTGAAGTGCCTATGGGTGAAGACTTGAAGGATTACCAAAAGAAACTTAACACACAGGAGAAAGAGTTCCTAACAAAAATCCTACGCTTCTTTGTCCAAGGTGACCTAGACATTGGTGACGGGTACTACACCCACTACCTGCCAGTGTTTAAACAACCTGAAGTGCGTATGATGATGAGTGGTTTTGCAGGTCGTGAGGCGTTACACGTAGCAGCCTATGCCCACCTGATTGAAACACTAGGGTTACCTGAGAGCACTTACAACGAGTTCTTGCAGTATGGTGAGATGGTCGAGAAGCATGAGTACTACCAAAACCTAGGCGATGCACCGATGGCTGAGAAGATTGCCACTATCAGCGCCTTTGGTGAGGGAATGCAACTGTTCAGCTCGTTTGTTATGCTACTTAACTTTGCTCGACACGGTAAGCTGAAGGGCTTGGGTCAGATTATTGCTTGGTCAATCGTGGATGAAACACAACACGCTGAGGGTATGATTAAGGTGTACCGCGACTGGGTGAAACAAAACCCCGAAGAGAGCAGTAGTGACCGCATCAAGGAGATTGCTCAGGAGATGGTGTCGTTAGAGGATAAGTTTATCGACTTAGCCTTTGGCATGTATGACGTAGAGGGGTTAACAGCAGAAGAAGTTAAAACTTACATCCGATACATTGCAGACCGCCGACTGATTAGTATGGGTATGAAGGGTGTGTTTAAGGTTAAGAAGAATCCACTACCTTGGGTCGATGGTATGCTTGGGGTTAGCCACACAAACTTCTTTGAACAACGGGTAACAGATTATTCTAAGGGAGCCACTAAGGGCACTTGGGATGACGTATGGGGTAAAGCAGCATAATGGTAACACGCAAGAAAACAGAAGTAGAAACAAAGCCTCAACATGGCCTCAAGATGCGACTGGATGACATGATGACTATCCAGCCTAAGACGGAGAAGCAGAAAGAATTCTTTGATGCCTACCAACAGGGTCATTACTTCTGTGCGCTCTCTGGCGTGGCTGGTACGGGTAAGACATACATTGCCTTCTACAAAGCGCTGGAGGAGGTTATGGACAAGTCTAACCCCTATCAGAAGCTGGTTATCATCCGTAGTAGTGTGCAGAGCCGGGAGATGGGTCACTTGCCCGGTGATGCTGATGAGAAGATGAACCAGTTTACTGAGCCGTACAAACAGATAACAGCTGAACTTTTTAAGCGTAAGGATGCGTGGGATAGGTTGGTTGAGCAGGGGTACGTTGAGTTCCTGTCCACATCATTCATCCGTGGTACTACGTTTAACAATGCTATTGTTATCTTGGATGAGAGTCAAAACTGTACGATGCATGAGCTGGACACCATTATCACTCGAATCGGACACACCTCTAAGTTCTTCCTGTGTGGTGACTACCGCCAAGTTGACCTGAAGAAGCGAGATGACAAGAGTGGCTTGCTGGAGTTTTTAACCATCCTGCGCTCAATGAAGGAGTTTACTGAGATTGAGTTCTCGGTGGCTGACATTGTTCGTAGTAGTTTGGTTAAGAATTACATTATCGCCCGTATCAACCATGAGGATAAAAAGTATGATTCACATCAATAGTCGGCTAGGTATTGGTTTCGATATAGAGCATAACGAGGATATTCTCCACAACCTTGTTGATGAAGAGGGTAAGTCATTTCTAGTGAGTTACCAAGGCTTACTGATTAAGATTCCATTCTTCACCATCTACATTGGTGACTTCTACGACTACGAAGAGTAGACATAAAAAAAGCCCCTAGGCAACTGCTTAGGGGCTTTTTAGTTTATTGAGCTTGCTGTTCTTGCTCTTCTGGAGCCATGACACTAATATATGTCTTAGCAGGTAAAGAAGTAACAAAAGTATCAACTACTTTCT